GGATATCTCTTGCTGTGCATATTTTGCCCAAACCATAGAGTTCAAAAAATCGCCAACATCATCCGCTATTGTTGCAGAGGCACGAGGTTTGAACTTTCTATCACGATGTGAGCCAGGAGCATCCTTAGAATTCTTAGGACGCCCTTCTCCTGCTTTTCCTACTGGAGTACCATTTTCAGGAGCGTCTCCAGCAGGACCTTTTGTATCCGGTCCCTTCAATTGTTTATCAAACGGAGCTATATCACCATCATCATCAAAATCTAGACCAGCCTGCTTAGGAGTAATATATCCTCTACTTAGGGCAGTCTTTACAAGCTCATGAATTTTTTCTGTTGAGAAATATGGTCCTGCCTGAGGCATTCTGGTCCCCTTGTCTCGTTCCTTTTGTTCGCGTCGTTTACGCAAATCTTCCAATTCTGGAGATTCGCCCAATTTTTCTATCAGCAACTCATCACTAATAATATTACGGTCCCAGGCCTGAATTAACAACGCCTTTAGTGCTGCCTCGTCCTTTAAAATCATATTATCAAAGGAAATCGTTGGAGCCTTTTGCCACCCCATAGCTTGACGCAATAGTTCTAATTCTTGCTCCCAGAAACATGTAACGGCCTCTCTACCATATTCTAAACGCTGTACCAAAGTTTGCAAAGCAATAAAATTATTGGTGGCTCCTCCATCATGCATGCTGCCTGTAAGAGTAGCGGGCACACCCATTCCGCTATGGATAGCGTCATATACAGGCTCATATTTACTTCCACCTAAAAATTGGTGAACGTTTGTGGAAGCGTCTTCAAAATTAAGCTCTGGTCCCCAAATTAGGTCAAATGAGCCACCCCCAGGATTGCTGAGTAGGATATCGGCTAATTTTGAGATTGCTGCGTCGGTAGGCAATAGGCCTTTGTCCAAGTCCCCAAGCTTCCAAATTCGAATCTGTGAAATCGCACCGTCTAAAGCAGCGAGGTCGGCTAATTTCATTTTTTCTAAAAGAATCAAGTCATCCAAAATAGCCTCTAGCATAGGAGATGCCCAAGGCTCCCAATCATCTTGTTTATATCCATGAACGGATAGTCTGCTATTATCTAGAGGTAAAAGTTCATCTCCGCGCATGGCTGCCGCTTTTAAATCTTTGGGGAGAATTGCAATAAGCTGTCTATCCATTTCACTCTGTGGAGTCTGTATTTTCATACGTAGAGAAGCAGTAATCTTTAGAGCGTATTCTCTTTTGCCTATAAATTGAGAAAGTTCTCCACCAGCAACCTCTAAAGACATAGGGTTTAAAAAATTGTAGCCGCTTGGAATATTGCGCTTTTGAGTTTTTAGCGATTGAGGTGATTTTTCCGTCGGCTTCAAAATATCATCACCCGCTATGGCCAGACGCCTTTCTTCTGACATAGCAATTTTAGCCATGCGACGTTGTGCAACAGCGGTGCCCAAGCGATAGAAATAATTCAAAAATCTTTCAGTTACCGTATGACCTCTAACCTTATGCTTGAACCAGCGACGAGCAAAGCGTTGTATGCGCTTATTTGGATGATGAACTTTTACGCCCTGAGAACCAAAGTCAGACATCAAATCAATAACATTTCTTACAATCCCGACTCTTCTATATGCTCGATTACATGTAGATTGAACTTCGCGTCGCTCAACGGGAACAGTTTCTCCTGGGCGATATGACTCATAATCGCTACGCCGAAATTCATTGCGCACAGAAGTATTAGTATGAACATCTTCCCAGCGCGTGCGCGTGGCCACAGCTTGATATCCTTGCAGGGCTTGTGATTTGTCTAAGGCATTTTGTGCTTCATCGGGCTTTGAGGGGTCAAAAGTTACAAATGCCAATCCTTGGGAAAGATGAGATTGGGAGATATTATTTGTTTTCAGGGGGTCTTTGCGCTGTGCCATTATTTATTGTGTCCTTTTGAAAGCGGCGTATACAATTAAATTGCATTAGCATTGCAATACTATTGTATAATACACCATTAATTTCGTCTTATGCCTATTCCATAAATGCCATTCATTTGTCCCACAAGATGCTGTGGGCCAGTATACAGAGGACCATCTTTGCCTTTATTTATCTGCCCCGCAAATCCTCCGGCATGAATATATGGCTGTCCTTCTAATTGATGCTCCATGACATGACAAACCTCATTTGCCATAAGTATGGAAGAATATCTGTCCTTTCGCATTCTGCCCTTTTTTCCTCCAGCCTCAACGGTTGCTGGAGTATCCCATTTATCTCTACCGCTTGGTGTTTGAGAATGTTCAATGGTTGTCAATTCGTCTTTGAGCGCTTCAATTTCTATTACACAATCTTCTAGTGTATCATAATATCTTTCGTATTTCTTGTCTTCAATTATTGCTTCAGATAGCAGGACAGTATCAAACTTAGGAAATAATAAGGACCTTGTCTCCAGGTCTTTTCGCAAATTATGGTTTGCGCTATGCGTGAACTCTGCTTTCGCAAATTCAATCATATGCAGAATATGCAAACCGGCTTCGCCATCTGACGGCTTATTAGTCTTTTCCCAGTAAAATGGATTTTTCTCGTCGTTTTTATGTCGTATATATGGCCAGAGAGGTTGTTCTCCATCATGTAAATTAGATATATCGTGAAGGGCTTCCATGACTGCAATACCTCCTCCTTGCGCGTCAATAGCAATATGGTCAGTTGGAAATACTTTCATTAAATCTAAAATTTTGCGCGCACAATAACTATAAAAGCTTTGTAAGTTGGTCTGTTGTTTAGATTTGAGTCTTTCTCTCATAAGCTGTCTATTACATGTCCAACAGTATATTGCCCGTCTATGAGAGCCATTAATCTCTAAAATAATAATAGAAAAATTATCAGTTTCAGATGCGGGGTCAATTCCATACACATATTTTTTGTTGGGGTTCCCTGTCAGCATAACATCAAATTCTACGTTATCGCCACTCGGTAACATAATCGGGTCATTAGTAACACAACTCTCTATTAGACTACGACGATAAAACCCTTCGGAGTCCTTAGCAAATACAGCTTCATATTCCATTGCATACCTAGTAGTGTTTAACATAGCCCGAGCTTGTAGAAGCTGTGATTTATCCATAAAACCTTTAGGAAGCGTTGTTGCGGGTAATCGTATAACACTATATTGAGTCCAATCAAATCCTTCTGGCATAGGTCCTTTAAATACATGCTCTTCTAAATAATTTTGATTGCCTTTGCTTTGGACGATATGCCTTTGTCTTAAAAAATAATCATAGAAATGGTTAAAGGCATAATAGGCGGTGCCAGAAATAATTGTTTGGTTGCCAAAGTCTGCTTCATCTTCTATGTCTTCTGCTATATCATACATTCCCATTTTACGCAAGGTTTCGACCTGTGCCTCTTCTTTAACTCGTTCGACAGGATTAGCGGCTACAGAACCAAAGCCTTTAATAACAACTTCAAAAATTTCCTGTGGAATAGAAGCAAATTCGTCAGCAATAATATAATTGGCACGTAAACCACGAATTTTAGTTCCATCACCCAATGGAATGGCAATGATTTCACTGCCGCCAATATAAAAGTTACATCTATCAATATCTCTTTTTGGCCCCATCCCCTTGCCAGAGCCAACCATATTCTTAAAGACCGGAGAGCCCTTATAAAACCCTTCCATGTATTCAAAAAGAAGCTTGGACTGACGAAAAGCCGCGCCTACAACAATGACTTTGCAGCCTTGATTAAATATGGCTCTCATGACTGCGTATAAAGAGAGTATCCATGTTTTACCTCCACCACGGGTTGCAATCAGCATAGGAAATTTTCGAACCCATAGTTCTTGTAGAAGAGCTAATTGAAATGGAAGAAGGTCGATATTAAAAAGATACTTACAGGTGAACCAGAAGTTGTCTGGCTTTCTCATATAGTCGAGAAACTCTGAAATAGGATTATCGTACTCATGGTCAGGGTCTGTAAGCATATTACGGAATTGAATTTTGTCCGTATCGCCCAAAGAAAGATGGGCATGATGTAAAAGCCTCTCTATATGGGCTTTATCTTTGAATGCTATTTTAGACTCTGGTGGTCCAGGAGCTACGCCATCATTCATTGTGTGCCTCTATAAATCTTTTGCAGATACTAGAGCAAACTTCTTGTCCTTTATCTCCACAAAATAACATTGGAATTTTATATTTCTGTTGTATCTCAATAAAAGTTTTTAATAGAAATGGTCCGCGTAATTTCATAAAGCGTTGACGTCGTTTAGGGATATCTGTGCCTTTGGGGAATTCAAGCAAGTCAGACAATTCAAATTCTAGTAAAATATATCTCCAAGGATAGTCTAGCATCCTATCTAGCTCTCTTAAAAATCTATCTTCTACTAAATTCTTTGCAAACTCAGCAACACTTCCCTTGCGCTCTATACATAGATGCTGTGCCCATCCATATAAGGAATAGTCACCTGTATCTAATTTTTCTTCAATTGTACCAGCGCAATATTTGGAAGACTTAAATACCCATCCTTTGTCATCCTTTTCGCGCGTGTCTCTTATGATGGTATAGGGTTCGAGCATTGTAATGTCTTTATGTCTGCGTCTATCATGCGCTTCACCATTTCCGAGAGGGGCGTTTTAGGCGTCCATCCCAATTTCTCTTTTGCCTTGTTCGCGTCTCCATGCAAAAATTTAACTTCAGCGTCACGATAGAACTTGGGGTCAATAACCACATATTTTTCCCAGTCTTCTATATCTATATAACTAAATGCCATGCGTAGAAAATCGCGTACCGTTCGACTAATTCCGGTAGCAATCACAAAGTCGTCGGGCTTTTCTTCTTGCATCATCATCCACATAGCTTCGACATAATCTGGAGCATAGCCCCAGTCACGCGCAGCGTCTAAATTGCCCAGGCGTAACTTAGGAAATACTGCATCGTCACCGCCGTCATTCAAATGATTTTTAAATTCTGCAACCCATTTGGTTATTTTGCGACTAACAAATTTTTCTCCACGTCTTTCGCTTTCATGATTGAATAGTATGCCTGAACAAGCAAAAATTCCATATGCGTCTCGATATAATCCTACCTTGTGATGTGCTGCTACTTTTGCGATAGCATAAGGCGATTGTGGAGATAACGCCGTAGTTTCTCGCTGATAGCCATCAGGGTCTACGGTTTTACCATACATTTCACTTGTGCTAGCCTGATAGAATTTGGCGTTATGCGCGTGTCTTCGCACAGACTCTAAAACATTTAGAGGACCTTCGGCATCAGTACGCCAAGTATGAATGGGCTCGTTGAATGATGTTTGGACATGAGATTGTGCGGCGAGATTATAAACTTCATCTGGCTGTGTATCATTGATAATCCTACTAACACTGATATAATCAGTTACATCACCTTCCATAAACGTGAATTGTGGATTATCTAGAACGCCCTTGAGACGTTCAGTATTATCGGTACTGGCACGGCGTGACACACCAATAACTTTATAGCCCTTCTCCAAAAGAAATTCTGATAGATATGAACCGTCTTGTCCGGTGACTCCAAATATTACTGCTTTCATTTTCCTTCCTTTCCTCTTATTCCTCAGTTTTTTTATCAACCTCAGTTTCTGCGCGAGCGTCAATTTCTTTTTGCTCATGAAGTAACTCCGACTCTGGCGTCATCCAAGGTCTATCAACTTCTTTATCAGCAAATGCGGTATATTCTTCTAGTTCTTTTTGTTTAATCCGAGCAGCTTCATATACTAGGCCAGTCATACGGCCTTCAGACTCTCTCTGTTTGCGCTCGTCCAGATGTTTGATAAGAGCGAAAATGTTCTTACCGGATTCTTCGACCACCTTTAATCTTTCTTGTCTGGTGGCCTTCAAATCCTTAAATTTTCCATCCTTGGTTTTCTTAATGTCGTTAATTTCCTTAGTATAAGCCTCTTGTGCACCTCGTAGCTGCACCACTGTCCGATGGGCATTTACCGCCGAGTCCACCTCTGCTTGCGTTCGATTAGCCATTGGAATAAGCTTGATTCTATCCATCTCATTTTCTTGGTCCTGAATTTCTTCAATAATCTTTCGCTTTTCTTCCAAGGCCCGATGCAATAGGATGTCATCTATAATGACGTCTTTCATCATGATTTCGTCTGTGGCGGTAACGCCCTGATGTACAAACTGAGCATACAAAGATGCCCAGCTATTTTCGAAAACTGATAATTCTTCTTTTAGTAGGCTTCGCTGCACTGTTTCCCAAAAATGTTTTTCGTGGAGCTGTACCACAAAATCATTCATTTTGGTATTCGTGTCTCTCTGAGGCCGGTTAGCTCGTCGCTGTGCGACGGCGTCTGGACTTCGCTCGATTGCTTGCGCAATCTCGTCATCCGACATCGCATCAAGATTTTCGTCAATAAACGAGATTTCTGACCGACTTAGCCTACCTGTGCGCTTCGCGTTACTCAAAATTCCATCCTTCCGCTTCTCCGCTATAATGCTCAGAAAGAGTGTTCCTGATTTGCTCCAAAATCTTATTATGTCTGTCCTTTGACAGTTTTACCCCCTCCATAAGACGACGATAATCGCCCCTTGCATGTGCGGGCATATGTTTATCTAGCGCGGCAATAACCTCCCTAGACATAACGTTTTCAGCAGTATCAACATTATCAGTTCCTTCTCTGCTATATACTTCTGTAACGTCCAAAGGCTCAACCAAGCTACGTTTAGCCATGTTACGACGAAGCCAGGCAGAGTATCTCGGACAATCTAAGCGCTCAGACGAGTCTGTTGCGCATAGTTTACAATCACAAGACGGCGGCTCCACTCGTTCAAACTTATTCCTCCTTAAGTTTATGAAACGGCGTCTAACGTGGACCTTAAAAAAGGTCATCAAAGCCAAGGCCGGGTCAGTCTGTATGCTCCGTGACATATCAAAATCCGGCAGGGCCTCTAAACAAAAACACCGCCCTTCTTGCTTCATATCATCAATATCATAATAGCCAAACTTAAAAGCTGGCGCTAAATAACGTACAACAACATTTATAATTTCGAGGACTTTGTCCTCAGTTAATCCCTCAGGTATTTTCAATTTTTGCTGCATCCAGTAACCTATAAATATGTGTAGATGATACACAAAGACCATTAGTCCTAAGAACTACGCCAAGCACATTACCTTCATAGTCCACTACGGCTGAGCCCGACCGCCCTCTTTTCGGCACAGGATAAATCATAATATGATTAGGGTGTACTGACCGCACTAATCCTGAATACGCTGAAAGCCAGGGACCAGGAGAACCAAAGGTAACAAAAGGTGTAGTAGACTTTGGTTTAATTTTGCGGTCTAATAAGTGAATAATTTGTGGCTTCGGTGTTTCAGTACGCACAAACCAATCTTTATCGAGTTTAAGTAATGCTAGGTCGTTATAGTAGCCCTTGTCTGGCCCCGTATCATAAATGTGCCAAATAAGAGTAGGATAGGCAGGAATACTAATAGTCCCCGCTGAATAAAAACGAACCCATAGCTCTTTATCCTTGTACGCCTCTTTTTTCTCATCAACAACAACATGTCCAGCAGTCATTATAAAATAATGCGTTTCATTTTCAGACACCACGAAGCCTCCTGAGCCTCGTACCTCTGCGGCTGAATTATAAGCTAGGCCCCAAGCCGTAGCCCGTGCAACTGATGGCTGCGCCATTGCATAGCAGGACAGTGCCAATACTATACCAAATACGGTCTTTCGAAACATGATTGTCTCCCCTGAATAGATTATAAGGACCGTTATACCTATAACCTATACACCTTACAGAATAACTTTTCCTGTAGTCATGTACTGAGGACGACCAAATGTGTCAATATATGTTAAATTACTTGGTACCTCCATATGGTCTAATACTGTAGCTCTAATGTCCATAGGAGTGATTGGAAGAGAATTGGGGGCGGTGGCTTTGGTATCTGAGCGGCCAATTATGCGTCCCTGTTCATAGTCTCCACCAGCGAAAGCTAGGGTGCTAAGTGCGCCCCAGTGGTCTCGGCCAGCGTTATTATTAATTTTAGGAGTGCGGCCAAACTCTCCGGTTATAATAACCAATGTATCCTTCAGCATACCGCGTTGGTCAATGTCTTCCAAGAATGCTGAGAGTGCTTTGTCTAATGGAGGGATTTTGTTATTTAATCCCTTTTCGATATCTCTGTGCATGTCCCAGCCACCATAGGAGACCGAAACGAATTTAGTGCCGTTTTCTATAAGGCGGCGGGCCAGGAGCATTTCTTTGCCAATAGAGCTTTTCCCGTACAGCCTTTTGGTTTTGGGTTTTTCCTTGTCGATGTCGAAAGCTTCTTTGACCTTATTCAGTAGAATAGCGTATGCTTGGGCCTTATATGCGTCTATCGGCCCTGTATTAATATTTCTATCTAGTTTGTCTAGTTGTGTAAGTAGATTTTGTCTGTCACGAAAACGTTCTAGGTCAATATTTAGTCCTAAGTTGTCTTTCCGTGAGGATTCAAATGGATTGAACTCGGCTCCCAAATAAGATGCGTCAGAGCCGTAAATACCATTCTGTCTGACGTAAGTCGGCATCCCGTTCTCTTGGCTTGAACCAAAGTAACGAGACACAACGGACCCATGAGATGGATGCTCCTGTGAATTGTTTTCTTTGGTATTATGAGAGGTCATTACCCAGTGGGTTGCTTGCGCATGTGAGTTATTTCTGTGGGCAAATGAGTTTACTACATTAATTTTGTCGGTATGGTTAATAAGATTGTTCCATAGACCACCCATCATGATATCAGAGTCTTTTGCTTGTACCGAGTCAATAATTGACCTGAACTCTGTAGGGGCATTTGGAATAGGATTGAAAGTTTCAACATGCGTGGGGCCACCGGCCAAAAACACCAGGACTACTGATTTATCGTTTTGGACAGCAGGAACGGTAAGTGCATCAGCATCCATTCCTAATAGTGACAGCGCGCCTATTTGTAAGAGGCTTCGTCTATTCAACATCATCCAGCTCCTGAGCTTCGGCAATTAGCTTTTCCATTGTTGCTTCGCCGTCCTCGGGGTCTGGAATTTCTAGGTCTTTTTCAGCATCTAACTTGCTTTTTTCGGCTTCTGTTGTGTATAATATTGAAGGGACAAGTTTTTTGTCTTTGGGCATAATAGTACTCCGAACAAAAAAACAGATGTTTACAACATATTATAACGACAAAGTGTATAAAAGGTCAACAATTATGAATGAAATTTGGTCAGAAGCAGAAAAACAGTTTATTAGAGATACCGCGAATCATTTAACGGATGAGCAGGGCGCTATAGAACTTACTAAAGTATGCGGTCGTATTGTTACTGTGGACTCTTGGAGAAAGCAACGGCAAAAGTTAGGCATTAAAAAGAAGCCTGGGCGTGGAATCTGTGAAGTGGTGTATAATGATGTAGTGTGAAAAGCCTTACTTTTCTTGAGGGGTAAAAGCCGTGAACGAAGCACGCAAATTATCCTGTGAACTACGCAGCCTACGCTTTCAGCTATCTACGGCTAAAGATATAGAGCAGAGGCGCAGCATTGGTGCTAAAATGGCTGAGCTCTATCGTAAACTAATGCCTCACCGCGAAATTCCGGCCCAGCAGGAACGATGGGCGAAAAAATTGCGAGAACTTGTGGTAGAGGCTCTTCTTGACACGGCCCTCAGTGCCGAGCTACGTGAGCGCATCATACACGACCTAGAAGGGTTGTCAGATAAGGTTTGCGGACACCGCCACTAATTTTTTTTGTCATAAAAGTGGTCGTTTCACCAGATTGAGGACGCTTGCTTTTTTTGTACCCCCCTGGATAATGGATGCGCGAAACTGCCCCGCCAGTTGATTATACAAACTCCACCCCCCCCTTCATTGACATAACTCCTTTTATACTATGCATTTATAACTATTTTGGTTTGAGCGTCTTTTTTTTCCCTGTTTTTTCAGAATTATTGGATTTTGGGGTTGTAATTTGACGATAATATATATATACTAAGAGCATCAAAAGGAAAGCAACAAAGGAACAATGAAATGAAATCACTCAGCTACTTATTCATCATCGCGTGTGCAGGTTGTTACCTAATCTCATGGATGAGATTCATCTTAGAATGGACATAATTATTTTCTTTTTATTTGAGAATTATTGGATTATGCTCTTGACAAATGACGATACATACTATATAATGGAAAGCATGAGAAACAAGAACGACAATCGAATCAGTGCAGTGGTTACAATCGACAACGCTACACACGGCAAGCGTACCATCAGCATGAAGTTCCGTAGCATCAATGAGATGTTCCGCTTTCAGGATACGATGACCCATGCGGAACCAACTCAGCAACACATTAACATTATCGAATTGAATCAGACTGGCCTTGGCCGACATCCTCTCACGGAGACAAGTAAATGATTTGTAGAGTACCAAAGAACTATCGCCCAACTAGGGTTAAGGTTAAGTATGCTGCTAAGCTTAAGGCTAAGACCGAAGCTCAGGCTAAGGCCGAGGCTAAGATTGCTGCGGACAATACCCTAACGGGGTATCAGAAGCAACAGCTTTATAAAGAGTTGTGGTAAGCCCTTAGTGCGTAAGTACTTAAGGTGATGCCGGCCCTCCCGTGTTGACGTAACCCTATACGTAGTAATGAGTTATAACTATTTCTGTTTTATTTCAGAATTATTGGATATTGGGGTTGATTTTTGACGATACTATATATATACTAAGAGCATGACAAACAAGGAAACAACAAGAGGAAACAAAGGAATGATTAACAAGAATTCTACACTCGCCCGTATCGATACTCGCTGCGTTATCATCATGGACGTTGATGATGGTATCGCTACAGTACGCTTTGCATGCGAAACGCATACGTTTAGAATTCCTTTAGATTTATTAGAAGAATTTTGATAATCGCTATTGACAAAGCACTAAACACTTGGTACAATAAAGCCATGACAAACACACAAGGAAACAAAGCAATGACAAGAACACAACTCATCAACGCCTTCTTGACCAACGCAACCGTAATGCATCTCGGCCAACGCTGCACCATCGAGGGGTTAACCCGTGAAGATGGTAGCGGATTCTGCTTCATCGTTACGCTGCAAGGCGAGAAAAACGAGCGTACGGATGTGTTCATCCGCACACATGACCATCCGCATATCGGACATCCGAAGCATACGCTATTCACCAACTCTCAAACGCAACGGATACTCAACTAGCGTACCAGCTAACCAAACCCGCTAGAGTAGCAGGCAGGCGTAAGCTCTTGGTACATAAGTACTTAGAGCAATGCCGGCCCTCCCGCGTAGCCCTAACCCTATACGTGGTAGTAACTTATAACTATTCCTGTTTTCTTTTAGAATTGTTATAGAATGGCCTTGACAAATGACGATACTATGTATATAATGGAAGCATGAAAAGCAAAGGAGAAACCATGACACTTCAACGAGCAATCAACTGGGTGATTTACAACGGTGCTACTCATCCGACTACGGGCATCAGCGTTGCACGATGGGCTGCGATGGTTGCACATATTCGGCGTGAATATACTTTGCCCGTTTGGTAAAATTGGGCTTGACAATCCGTAACGCATACGCTACAATACAACCATGACAAACACAATCACAACCAATGGAGAGAAAACCATGACTGACCAACCCGTAACGATTGACCCTGCCCTACGCTTCAACCAAGTGGACATCTTCCGCATGTTCAATGTGGATATGGTAGCCGCTGGCGAGATGGATGCCGCTGATGTGCGTGGGAATAACCGCTTCCTCATCCGCTTCCCCAAGCACAATGACCCTGCGAAGCGTGACCCTGCGAGTGTGCCTTGCAAGGTTGACCCCAAGACGCATGAGATAATCAACGGTACAACCGAGCGTATACAGATGCTCGCTGCCCATGCTGCTCGCATACAGGCTGACCCTGAGCTATGCCCTAAGCGTACCAGCTAACCCAGCCGCCTATAGGCGGTATATAGGCGTAAGCCCTTGGTACATAAGGGGTTAAGGCGCTGCGGGGCGGGCGGCGTAGATGTAAACCCTTTGGCAGTAATGACTTATAACTATTTTGCCTTTCTTTCGGGAATTACTGGATTTTGGGGTTGATTTTTGTCGATATATATAATAGAATAAGAGTATGAAAAGAAAAGATAACAACATGAAAAAAGCCTTCGTTTTTGACTTTGACGATACTCTCGCAACTACCGATTGCAAAGTTGAAGTTTGGTCCACCGCATCCGATTGGGGTGACAATTTCAAGGTTACGGAATTAACGCCTAGCGAATTCAATTCGTGGAATCTCGCCGCTGACGAGTACTTTGTATTCAATCAGTTCAAAACTTTGGTGCATCCGGTTGCACTTCCGCTGATTTCACTTGCCAAAGAAGTAAGCCAAGAAAATCATAACGTATTTATTCTTTCCGCTCGTCCGAGCGAAGCAGTTAATCCGATTACCGAATTTTTGCGAAGTTTAAATATCGAAGTTAAAAGCGTTATTTGCGTAGGTGGTAAGCCCATCAATATCGCTAAAGAAAAGCGAACCGTTTTAATGTCGATAATTGAGAATCACGAAGTGGTTTACTTTTTCGATGATGATAAAACGAATATTCAGGAAGCTGACAAGCTCGAAGGCTTGAAGGCAAAATTATCTTAAGGAGTTTTGATTTATGAAGTTTACAAGTATCTGTAAAATCGTTGCAACGCTTAGCGTGTTGCTTGGACTGACCGCTTTCATTTATGTTGGCGGAGTGTACTTTGTTGTGCAACTTATTTATCCCTTCCTGCCGTAAACTCTTACGGCGTAAAGATTTAGGGCTACGCCGGTGGGCCTGTAGTGCCGTAAACTCTTTGGTAGTAATGACTTACAACTATTCCTGTTATTTTCCGGGAATTAGTGGATTTTGGGGTTGATTTTTGACGATACTATATATATAATGGGAGTATAAGAAACAAGGAAACAAACAAAGGAAACTACAATGAATCAAACACTCAAAACTAAAATCGAAACCATGAAACCATTCGCAACCCTCGGACGTTTCCACGGCAAAGCCGTAATCATCCTCTCGGTAAGCGAATTTTGGAATGAAGCAAAAGTTCGTTTTGCCCATCCCGATAAAAAGCACCCAAAGGGTATTCACACAATCAGCTTGAATTTATTGAAGGAATTTTGAATTAGACCGGCTCTGGCCGACATCCTCTAACCAGAAAGGAAAAATTATGAGAATTAAACAAATGCATCCTGCAATTGCTCATGCAAGGCGTCAAGCTCTGCGTCGGCATGATGCTGCTCAAGCACGAGCTATTCGTGCGAAGCAAGCTGAAGCTCGGCTTGCGAAAGCAAAGTAGAGCTAACCTACTACGGCGTAAGGACTTACGTCGTTGCCTGCGGGCCCGCAGCGCTCTAACTCCTTTGGTGGTAACGACTTAAAACTATTTTCCTTTTTTCCCAGAATTAGTGGCGAAAGGGGTTGACAAATGCCGATATATATAATATACTAAGGGCATGACAAACAACAACACAAGCGAGACAAAAGATAAAATTATTTTGAGAATTATCCCGAAACGGGCTTGACAAACACCAACATTTATGCTATAATGGAAACATAAGAAAGAAGGAAACTACAATGACTCAAAGACTACAACTACTCATGAAATTCCGCCGAGAAGGACTTTCTCAAATCGACGCTGAAAAGCGTTGTGATGAGTTCTTTGCAGCACAGCCGCAACCGGCTACACTGCCGAGGATTGGTCCGGAAGATTTGACTTGGAACAAAAACCCAAAGATTAGGGGTTGACAAACACAAACATTTATGGTATAATAAAGACACTCAACTGGAGTCGAAAGACTAGGATTAAGAGTCACTGAATGAGGCCGCTCTACTGGAGCCGAAAGGCTAGGTTTAAGAGACACTGAATAAGCGGCAGACGCAAACATAAAGAGGTGAGTACTTCCGCCGGTTGAACACCGAAACAAACGTAACCGGCAAACCCCGCACGACCCTAAAGCTTGGGACTCGAAAGAGTAGGCGGCACACAATTCTCTATATGGGGTTGTGATGAATGGGCGGGGAAATATAAACAGGGCTTGTCTAAGCTGTAAACGAATTGCACCGAGACGTCGGCGAAGCAGTACAGCAAAGACAGGCCCTTTATTTTTGTACTATCCAAGCCAACCGGTTGGGCGGCGTAAGTTGTTTGGTGGTAGGGGTTTATGGCGACGCCGGCCCGCCCGCATTGACGTAAACTCTTTGGTAGTAATCACTTACGGCAATACCCCATAGCAAATAGCGTGCCAATGCCACAAGTACCTATTGTGAAACGCTTTACGGAATCTATCTCAATAAGCAAAAGCGTATCTTTATGATGACACTTACCACCATGAGAGGGGTACGTTTGACGTTGCTATAGCAAGCTAATATGGCTTGCTCGTCAATATGATGACTGAGTGTTATCAATGTGAGTACAATTTTCGCGTCTCAA